GCATCATACCCGAGCGCCAAGAGGTCTTGAAGGACAACCCCAAGTCCTCTGGACCGTAGCATGGGGGAGTTTTCAATGACGACCCACTTCGGACGGACTTCCCCGATGAGCCGTGCGTAGTGTGCCCAGAGGCCACTGCGGGTTCCTGTGATGCCAATGCCTTTCCCCGCGACTGAAATGTCCTGACACGGAAACCCCCCACACAGCACATCGACTGGCGGGGGGTTGGTGATCGTGGTGATGTCTCCAACGTTTGTGGCCTGTGGGAAGTGCCGGTGCATAACCTGACAGGCATACGGGTCGATCTCACTGTACCATCGGGTCTCCCAGCCTACCCAGTGGGCAGCCAGATCAAACCCACCGATGCCTGCGAACAGCGAGCCGACCTTCATACCGCCTGCCGATGCTCACGCAGCCACGCCTTGAGATCCATCGGCAGTCCACCGCCATCCTCGATCACCGTGATGGGGTACGCCGAGAGACAGTTGCGGACGATGCGGGCCAAGGAGTGCTGCCACGCCTCCCGGTCGGTTGGGGTGGCCACCTGGATTACGAAGGCAGCCTTGGGAAAGGTCTGCCCGAGCGTTCCGGTAGTCATCACGCCGTCTGCAGCAACCGTGACGTGACAGGCGGCATCCGAAGGCCCCCGCAGGACGAGCGTGTGAACCGTGTTGGGCTTGGGGGTCATCCGCACCCCCGCATCCCCAACGCCACACACAGGCCCGCCACGAGCACCCCGTACCACACGAGGAAGCCCTGCAGCAGCACATCAAGCCAGCGGCGGGGACGGGCGTACATCAGCTTCCGCGCCGTGAGCCTCGGGGCGATGCGTTCGAGGCACATCAGGTACCGCTGGAACTCCAGGCGGTTGAGGGCGATGTTCGGGGCCATCATCGGGAGAGCTTGGTGTTGGCTTCACAGAGGGCTCGGTAGAGCGGGTAAGCCGCCGTCACCACAGCAACCTGCACATCCGTCTTGTAGCTCATCGGGGCTTCCTCTCTTTGAGTGCGTTGATAGCCGCGAGGCTCCGGAGGTCATCCGGTTCGATCAGCCAGGCAGCGGGAATGGTGGTGTCGGCGTACTGGAACCCATGCTTCTGGCACCAGGCCGCATAGGTGGTTTTGCTGGTCTTCGAGAGCTTGGTGGTGCTCCGCTGGAACACGAAGCGGATCGCCACGTCCGGATGCTGGTCCCGCACGAGGAGGTGCTTGGTCCGATCGGCGGCGGTGAAGTAGCCCTTGGTCTCCACCACGATCCCATTGGCGAGCGTGAAGTCCGGGGTGTAGGTGTGGGGCTTGCCCACGTACGGAATGCGGAAGGCTTCATACTCGAATGGCACCCCCTGCGATTGGAGGTGCCCTTGGATGGTGTCTTCCAGCCCGCTGCGGTACGAACTAGCGGATGCCCTGAAGCGTCTCATAGAGTTCACAGGCGAGGCAGGTGGGGCCGCTGCAGACCGGGTGGTGGTCCATGAGGGCAATCAGGCGTTCTTGGGCCTCCTGCACCGTGAGCTTTTCGCGGTCCCCAAAGGCATCTGGTGGCATCAGGATGCGGGGTTCATCGGAATGGCAGACGATCTCGATGGGGATGTGGATGTCGCGGGGTTCAACCATCAGAACTCCTCCCCACTGGCGTCCGCATCACTCTCATCCCCGAAGCCTTCCTTGGCAGCTTCCGAGGTGTACCCGTCTTCCTCCCCGAAGCCATACGCCTTGGCATCACCCCCGCCCGCACCGTACTCCACGAGTTCCACGATCTGCACGGCGTTGATGTACAGGGTGATGCCGGAGCCCTGCGGGGTGCTGTAGGTCCCCACCGAGTAGCTGATCTTGAGCACCGAGTCGTTCCCGATGTTCGGCGGGCTGGCCAGTGGGTTGCCCTTGGCGTCGAAGATGCGCAGGGTGCGCTTGACGACCTGCCCCTGCTTGTTCTTGTACTGGGCATTGGCCTTGAACTTCACCAGCACCCGGCCCGTCTCGTTCCCCTCATCGTCCGCTTCCTCGGTGAAGGGATCGTTGAGCTTGAGCTTCTTCGCCTTGGCAGGCCCGAGCGCGTCCTTGGTCTCCTCCACGAACTGGTCGAAGCGGGCCTGCAGGTCATCGAGGAACGCCTGAACGCCCTTGTCGGACGGCGTATAGGCGAGCCGCACGGTGTACTCGCCATCCTCCTTGAACTTCGTGTCGGGCACGGTGAGCTTCGGCCAGATGGCGATGCCCTTGGGGGAAACGAAGGACTCGTAGGTCTTCTTCTTGTCGGTCTTGGTGCTCATCGGTCGGGGTACTCCTCAGTAAGTGGGGAAAGGTCCAGCGAGAACTGCAGCGGTTCCATCGTCACCGTGCGGGTCACTTGGGGCACGGAGGGGATGGGAAGGGGGGAAGGGGAGGGCGCAAAGAGGGCCTTCAGCCAGCGGAGGAGGCGCATCAGTCGAGAACCATCATGTCGTCGCTGATGTCTCTGACGGTCTCCCAGGAGACTTCGGAGAGGTAGAGGACATCCGCGATCTCCTCGAAGGTCATCGCCTTATGGTCGTTGGCCCATGTGAGGGCGCCCTGATCTTCGTTGCTCAGTCCGAACTTCTCGATGCCGATGTCTTCACTGAGATTTTGGTGACCCGCGGCATCCCACTGGTGTGCGTAGTCCTGAGCGTATTCGTGCAGACTGCCCCACGCCGGAGCACCTGGGATCTCACAGGCCACGCCGAGGCAGCAGTGTCCGAAATTGGTTTTCAGGTGGCCCGTCTCCTGCGTGTACTCCCCGCTGTACAGCAGATTCCGCCACGCAGTGCGGTTGCGCTTCTGTGCCTTGGTCAGCATCGCTTCAGGGCTCCTTGGGTTGTGTTTGTGCGATTCTGCGTCCTATAGGGACTAACCATGCCGTATCCCCATCCCGATCTGCCGCAACATCTGCTCCGACCGGCTCTCAATCGCGTTGACCTTCCGCTGCACCTTAGCCAGATCCGGCTCGGTGAGGCCCATCGCATCGAGTTCCCGGAGGGCCTGCCGCCCCTGATGGGCGATGGTCTCCGCATGGGACACGAGCTTGCGGAGGTAGCTGGCCGTCTTGGCGTGGTTGCTGGTGTGGCGCTTGGTATCAGTGGGCATCACTTCCCCCTCCAGTCCGCATTGGTCCCTCTGGTGTCCACATGCACGAACCTGTCGTAGATCCCGATGCCACCCGAGAAATCCCCACGGGCCCGAAGATCCTGCAGGAACCTGCCCCACTGTTCCGGGGTGCCTTCGCGGCACTGGAAGTCCAGGGCCACGTTGCGGCTGTGGTGACGTTGGTGGCGAGCCCCGCGAGTTCCTTGGCGAACCCGAAGCGGAGCCCCTGAGCGTGCAGCCACTCCTCGTAGCGGAGCACCCGGAGTGCATGGGCGTTGTTCACGGGGACACCGCAGCGATCAGGGCATCAATCTCGCCTTCGGTTTCGGAGACGTTCATCGCGTCAGAATCGCCACCATCTACGGTGCGGAGCGTCACACGGGTGAAGCTGAAGCCATCACGCCGCACGTAAAACCCGATGTTGTCCACGTTCACCCGAGGACGGCCCTTGCCGTCGTTGTGGGTGAGGGTAATGAATCGTGCCATCGCACTGCCTCCCTGAAAAGTGAAATGTGTTGTTCCGACTAGGCACCTAATTGCTCCCCACCAGAGGCAACCCAGTGGGGAGCCCCAACTTACGCGAAAAAGAACTCCGACGCATGGATATGCCCGAGGTCCAACGTGCCCTTCGGCGGCATCATCGGGAGCGCCTTCCCTTCCGGCAGCAGCGGCGCGAACTGCTCCGCGAAGTGCTGCATGACATCCTGATGGGTGTAGAGGCGCACGAAGGCACTCCGGGTGGCTCGCGCCAACAACGCGGCATCCCCCGGCACCGTGGCGTAGCTGTCATGCACCATCCCGAACGCCCCCACGCCATCCCGCAGGGCAGCCTTGACCGTGAGCATCAAGGCCGCTGCGTCGAGGCTGTGGACCACGTTCGGGCTCACCGCATTGGCCTGCTTCACCGCGTTGGGGGCCTCGAGGTGGTTCTTCACACGCGGCTGGTACATGTGGCCCAACAGCATCGTCTTCACGCGGCCTACGGTGTGCCGGTAGTAGGCTTGGCGCACCTTGAAGTTGGTCACCGGCACCGACCAGGTGACACACTGGTTGGACTTCACCGCCAACCGCGCGCAGGCCTGAAACCACGCCATCGCATCGGCAGCGGCCACCACGGTCTCCTCGATGCCCTGCATAATGACCCCGGCGAGGTACTGCGCCGCCTGCCGCATCGTATCCCCCACGCCCTCCACCTCAAAGTCCTTCCGGATCTGTGCCCAGCGCACCTTGGAGGCAAAGGCTCCCGACTCCAGGTGCATCAGGTGCTCGATGATCTGTTGGCTGAATCCGAAGGCCCGTGAGCCATACGGATAGGTCATCACCGGGCGCTTCACGAGCTTCCGATCCACCAGCCCACTCGTGAGCCACTTCATGGCCAACACGCCCAATCCTGCCCGTTGCCGCTGGGCCTTGTGGCGCTTCCCACCCTTCACCACCACCGTGCTCGTGGCCATGTAGGTCAACTGCTTGGTGGGGTTCCCGGCGTCCTGCTCCAACAGGTCCAAGACCCTGGTGAGCACGGTGCTGTAGATGTCCTTGGGCTCCGGGGAGGGCATGAGGTTCACTGCCGCCCCACCAATGGGATCCTTCAGCATCGCACTGAAATGCTGCAGGCCGTTGCACGAGCCATCCATGGCACACGGCAGGCCACTCACAAAGGTCTCCCGAGGCTCCCCAGTGGCCAGCCACGCCTGCAATCGCTGGAACTCGAAACACGCGGCGAGGAACTGGAACGGGCTGTCGGCCTCCATCCACTCCCGATGCACGAAGGGGTCGTCGGCCTGCTGCACGAGCCAGTCCATGTGGTCCTCCACCCACTGCACCCGCTCGGCAATGGGGCGCTTGGTGAGCTTCACGCCCCCGTAGGTATCAAGGCACGACACGGTGTGCTGGGCCAGATACCGGAAGCCATCCCGCCCCAGCGGACGGCCTTCCGCGAACGTGAGGAGGGCCTTGGCCCGATCATCCCCCTGCGGGGACAGTAGGCTGGACACCACGGGGTAGATCCGCCCCCGGAAGTCCAGGTTGTACACGTAATAGATCGAGGGGTACTGCGCGAACATGGTGGCTTGGGACAACAGTCGGAGATAGGCCAAGCGGGTGTACTTCTTCTCGTGGTTGTCATCCAGCACCGTCTGCTTCTCCTTCCGGTACCGCTTCCACTCCTTGAGGTACGCCCGCATGGCCTCGGACTGCGGTGGGAGATACCCGGTCGCCTTGAGGGCCTCCCGATCCGCCTTCCGCTGCGCCTCGAGGGCCTCATCTCGCTTCGGGGCCTTGGGGGGCTCCTCTGGCACCAGCTTGGGCACCCCCGCGATATCTCCGCCCCGCTCGATGATGGCCTGCAGCACCTCCAAGACCTGTGCCTGAATGCGCCACGGGGTCCGCTGGATCGCATTGAGCGCCTCGTACACCACGGGCATGTGCTGGGTGTTGAGGACTCTGCGGTCTTCCTTGGCCACCCCTCGGACCATCGTGAACTTGTTCTTGAGGGCATAGCGGTACCCTCCCCGCTGCCCATTGGGCCCCCAGGGCAAGGGCTCCTCCACCATCGGCAGGGCCACCGGCCACAGGAGTTCCATGGCCTCCGTGCGCTGCTGGAGCCACTCCAGGGTATCCGCCTCCGCCACGAGGAGCTTGGTCTTCTTGATCTTGCCCTTCACATGCTGGGTGAGGGTCTCCACCGTGAGGAGCTTGGTCCCCCGCAGGAAGTGATCGAGGCACCACACCCCCAGCACCAACCGCTGATTCATGGTGAGGGTGAGGTCATCGGTTTCGATGCCCTTCTCCTCGGCCACCACGGTCTCCCCTTCGACCTTGAGCATCTTCACGGACTTCATGGAGTTCTTGAGTTGCCGCGCCCGCACCTTGTAGTTGTTCCCCACAAACCGCTTCAGGCGGGCCTCAAACACCCCCGGAGCCTCGGCCTTGTACCGGCGCATCTTGAGCTCATCCATCAGCAGGTCGGCAATTTCTGCCGCCACCGTGTTCACCGGCAGCCGGACCAAGAGGCCATTCAATGCCACCCGCGCGGTGATGAACGCGACTACCTCCGTACCAATGATCGGCACCAGGTGCATGGCCAAGTGCCTCGCCCCCCGCTTCTTGGCATCCAAGGTCAACGCCATCAACTGGGCCGTGGGCTCAATCGCCTTGGCCAAGAGCGTGGTGGCTCCCCCTGCCGTGGCCACCTGCCTGTGCTGCTGGGCATACTGCACCCGCCTCCAGAACCTGTCTTTCCCTTCGGACAGGGAATGGTTCTCCAGTTCTTCCTGCGTCATGATGTTCATCAGTGGGGTTCTCCTCTAGCGAGTGGGGAGCCAACAGGGATGTTGCAGGGGGCACACAGGGCGCACTGGGCACCCTCAGGAGATCTTGAGGAGTACATCAGGAGTCCTGAGGATACCCAGTGGGTACTATAGTACTCTTTAGTATATCTATAGTACTCTTTAGTACTCTTTAGTATCTCTTTACTCGGCGGGGAGGGGGCTTTCTTCCTTCCTTCCTTCCTTCCCTATCTCTGGTCTTTCAGGGACTCTAAAGTTCTCTTTAGTAGAGAGTTCTGTTCCTACTAGGGCACCCTATTAGTCAACTCACAAAGTTGCTCTCCATTGTAACGATTTTGGGTGAC